AGCACTGCCAAGTCCTCCTGTGTAAACGTCGGTTTCTCGTCCTGCATGATCGGTTACGCTTTCTTCTCGGCGCCGATAGCGGCGAGCGCCTTCATCTGCTCGGCGTGGCATTTCATGGCCGCGGCGTAGCGGGTCTTGTCCTTCTTGATCTTCTCGGCATCGATGAGGGTTCTCAGATCGGACTCGGCCTGCCAGGCCTTGTCCATCATCGGCGCTGTGGCGCTCTTGGCCATGTCTGGATCCTTTGCTGTGAGGGTAGGGAAGGGCTAATTCAGGCAGGGCTCCCGGCGCTCCGCGCACGGCCTTCCCGATCATCTGGCTCTTTGAGTTGGGTGATCGCGAAAGCCGGCACCCGGACTATCGGGAGCCCTGCCTGAATTAGGAGCTTTGTTTGTCGAACACCTTGGGCGTGAGCTTCATCAGCTTCACGATCTGCTGCCCCACGAACTGCCGCCCATCGACGAAGGCTGCAATCCGTCCATGTGGATCCTCGGCGACGAACCCGTTGTCATAGGTCGCTGCCGCCTGATTGATGATCCAGTCCAACGCACGTTTGACGTCGGCGGGCGAGGGCGGGGGCGGCTCCTCGCCCGCCGGCCAAGGCTGCTCGGCGCCCTGCGCATAGATGGCGAGCGCCTGCATGGCCCTGACATCGGGCTTCTCGTAATCGACCGGCTTCCACAGTTTCGACATTCAGCTTTACTGCCTTCTACCGTTGACCGGCACCGGTTCTTGCGTGGTGGCGTCGACCATGGCTTCGATACCCTTGCCCCCCTGCTCGGCCACCTGGCCGGCGGTTGCCAGATCCTGCGCCAGCTTCTGGGCTTGCGCCTCCTCGTCCTGACGCACGCGCGCCTCGCCGACGGCCTCTTTCGGCTTGAACCACTTCTGCTTCCAGCCGGCCGCCCGCATGGCGTCCCGCGTCGAGGTGTGCAGATCGGCGATCTCCAAGAGCGAGGGATCGAACTGGGCTGCCGGGAGGAGGAAGCGGTCGCGGATGTCGAGGTAGATCTCGCCCTCGTTCTGCTCGGCCAGGTCGTCCAGCGGAGAGCGGAACTTGAACTTGAGGTCCTTGCCCGAAAGCGAGGCCGGCATGTCCTGGATGGGGAATGCCCCGCCATCCGTGAGCACCTGGAACACGCCATCGCACAGGGGGTGGTTGTATTCCTTCTGCAGCGGCTTGGCCAACGGCGCGGATGCGCGGATATGCTCCTGCACCCGGCGCCTGACCTCGGTCGCCGTCATCGCCTTGCCGATCTCGGGCAGCTGGATCTTGTCCAGCATGAAGCCGGCGCGGATGTCCTCTTTCAGCGCGGTGGCGATCTCCATCCCGATCGGAAAGCCGCCGCGGTCCTTGCTGACGGGCCGCAGCACCTCGCCCAGGCGCTCGTCGTACTCCATGTCCGCCGTCGTCACCCCGCCCGGATAGAGGGCAAGGTCGCCTCTGATGGCGTCGGCAATGGCAATCATCGGCGGGTTGACGTAGGATTCGCCGGCTTCCCGCAAGGTGCGCATCACCACCTGCAAGGTGCGCCCATCCGGCAGCAAGACCCCCGTCGCCATGGACGTTCCGAACACCGACCCCGATACCGTCTGCCAGCGTGGGATGACGTAGCAGAAGTAGTTGAGGCCCACCTCCTCCAGCACCGTCTCCGACTCGGTCTCGACGTAGAGCGACACGAAGGAAAACTTCTTGCCCGCCTTGCTCTTGTACTCGTACTGCCGCGCCGGCAAGATGACGTGCCGGCACAGGAACTCCTTCTCGGGGTCCTTCTCCATCGCCTTGGTGACTTCGGAGCTGACCTTGTCGCGGAAATGGTGCTTGAGCTGCCGCGCCGTCGGGTTCCAGTTCCGGTGGTTGCAGTCGACCTTGCCTTCGGCATTCTCGGCCCAGGCGTTGTCTCTCAGGTGATAGTTGCGGAACATCAGCCCATCGCCGGCGAGGTTGAGCCCGAACTTGATGACGGCATCCCCAAAGGCCGCAATGTCATGATTGCTCTGGTGCCTGGCCGTGATCAGGCTGGCACCTGGATCGGTCATGGCCCGGTACTGGATCTCGGTCAGCCGTTCCAGATAGGCGCGCTCCTCGTCGGCCTCGTCCAAGCCCTCGTCGTCGACGTGGATGGAGAAGAACTTCTCGGGAAACAGGAACTCGTCGAGCATGTTGCCGAGCTCGCGCCGGGCCAACACCGGATAGGACGAGAACAGGTGATCGGCGAACTCCTCGCCATCGTCGCGCTTGGAGGTGAAGGACGCGCGCTCGGGATAGAAGTTGAGGGCAATCTCCTGGCGCAGGCTGTCGACGGTCCGCTTGCGCTCGAACAGCACATTGCCGATGCGGACAACCTCTTTGGCGCGCGAGTCCATTTGGTGTTTCTCGGTAAGGAAGATCGTGAAGTCGTGAGATCGTGAAGCGGTGAAGTCGTGAGATCGTGAAGCGGTGAAGTCGTGGGCACGATTTCACGATTTGGCGACTTCACGTGCCAATCACGCTCCCAGCTTGTCGCTCGTCGGCGCCGTCACCGTGCCGGTCGCCGCTTTGGTCTGATCGGTCAGGATCGTCGACAGCCGGCCCGTGCGCTTGAGCGCTGCGGCCCTGGTCCTCTGCGCTGCCGCGAGAATGTCGGGGTCGGTCATCAGCGGCATGCGCTTGTTGCGCCAGGACTCCGGCTCCGTCGGCAGCGGCAGCGCCGGCGTCGGCGGCACGGCCGGCATGTCCGGCATGAACATCTTCTTGATACCACCCATTATCGGCCTCTCTTCTTGGCGTTCTGGTAGGCGAGGATCACGCGCGGCGGCGAGCGCCGGGTAAGGGAACGCCTCACAGCCTGGTCGCCGGGGGCAACGCACATCACCACGGCCTCGCCCCTGTCGGGCGAGCGTCCGATGCGCTTTTTGATCGATTCTTTGTCCTCGATCTGGATGCCGTTGGGCTTGAGGATCCAGCGGAAGGAGGCGAGATCGGCGCGCAGCTCGTCATCTGGCGGCAGCGCGATCGCCGAGCCGCCTTCCTGTGCCGGGTCGAGGGCCTCGCGCAGCTTCCAGATATCGGCCGCACGCCGGTTAACGAAGCGCAGCTTGCCGTCGCGCGTGGTCGCAGACGACGGGTCGAGCCCCATGTAGGTGACAACGTCGATGCCGTTGTCCTTGAGGGCGATGACGGCATCGCCACCCCAGCCGCCGCCCAAGTCCACGATCACCGGGCAGTTGTCGCGCCTGATCTTGACGACGGCCGCAGCCGTATTGCGGCCGTCCTTGTCCTTCTCCTGGGCGACGTCGAGCTTCGGGAACCAGCCACCGTAGCGGCAGGCGATCACCCGCTTGTCGCCGCCACCCGGCGCCACGTCCACCGCCATGGCGGTCATGGCGTAGCCTTCGGGCGCGCGCTCGGTCCAGCGCTGTTGGGCTGCCAGAATGAATGACGTTGGAATCGCTTGCCACTCATCGTCTCTGAGGCCGACGGTGAAGTCGCCCTCTTTGTAGACCCGCCTCAGCTCCTCCGGCAGGCTCTCCAGGCGATCGCCGTAGTCGGTGGCGGCGAGATCCGGGTTGTCCTCGAGCCGCGAGCGGATGAAGGTGCGCGATGTCGCCCTGATCATCTTGCCGCGCGTCTCGTGCGGGCCGGGACCATCGACCTCGATCTCATTTCCGTCGATGGTCAGATACCACCGAAGCTCGCCATCCTTGGCCGGCTTGGGGTGCTTGGGATCGAGCCACGCCGCCCAGCGCTTGACGATCCACATCCCCTCAGCCGTTGTCGGGCCGTTGGTGGCGCCGACGATGCGGCAGCGCTGCCCCGGCTCGACCGAGCGGTTCCAGGTGTTGATGAAGACGTACTGGGACTCGAGGAAGTCGGCGAGTTCGTCGTAGCAATTTTGATTTACGAAACCACCCCTTGTGATATAGTGCCTAACTTCTGCCACTTGCAGATCGTAAACATCCATTTCACCGAGGAGGCGATAAGATAATGCCGCGAGCTGGGGTGGCGAACCAGATACAAGGACTTGACGTCTATCCCTCGTATAAGGGTGGACGTACGTGTCTTGTGAACCGATATGTGTTTGAATTCGCTCCAGACCACGCACTAGCCAATGGTTGGGGCTGGGTCGCTCAACATCGTCTTGTAGGAGAAGACATTGTTGGACGCCCGCTCGTCGTGTCAAGGAACCCAGGCATGCGTGAAGAAGTGCACCATATTGACGAAGACCGCTTGAACAACGATCCCAGCAACTTACAGGTGCTGACATCTCGCCAGCACCGTCGCATTCATTCCCGCCAGCAAGCCGATCGGCAATTAGCCAGACTGAATGACGAGAATGTTGCCGCAGCGCTTGAGGGGCGTGATCTTCGAGAAGCCGCTGTGATACTGAAGACGAGTCGTCAGACGCTATATCGGCGCTTTTCCCATTTATTTGAGGATCGCATGCGGGCACGGCCAAGCCGGCATGACGACCCAAAAACCATGGAGCGGATCCGACCGTATGCAGAAAGCGACCAGTTCTCAGTGAGAGAAACGTCAAAAGCGACCCGCATAGGTGCAATAACGATCGTACGAGCCTGCCGCCATTTCGGCGTGAAGTGGACTCATAAATACCGCCCCGGTCGACCGCCGAGATCCAGGATACCCCGGACCATAAAGCGTGCGTCGTAGACTGCCTTTGCCTAGCTACGATGCGACCACGCCAATCCTTGGCCACTACCTCGACGCACGTCTTCTTCTGACTCGGATACACCCTCTCAAGTCGACGGGCACCCTCAAGGGTCGCCAGCATTTCGCCGACACGAAGGGTCTCGATCAGCTTATATGTACCATCGGCCAAGCGAACCTGGGTGCCCTTTGCGACGCAAATTAAGTCCCGAGCACGCCCTTTGAATCTCTGTTTGTCCTTCTCCTGCTCGCAGCCGCGGAACTCGATCGTCTTCCCGGTCGGTCCGCGCCAAGTCGAGGGGCGGCGTGTGTAACCCTTATCGCTATCAAGGATGGCGACCAGGCGATCGCCTAACTCCTCGGCGTCCTGATTGATGCGCCTGAGGATGCGGGAGTTCTTATGCTCGTTGAGCGCAAGACCTATGATGAGGTCAGATTTTCCGCCCCCTGCGCTTCCGCCGAAAAGCAGCTCATCGGCTTCGCTGTGATAGGCCGCAGTCTGCGGTCCCGGATTGGGCTGCCACTTGGCCAACCGCTGCTTGACGGCCGGGATCTGCGACAGGGCCTGCTTCTGGGCGGGCGATAGGCCCTCGATCAGGCGCTCCAGCGCCTGCAGGTCGGCAACGGTTGCTGTGGTCATTCCACCCGAGATCGTTGTTCACCGCTGCGAAGCGTGCTATGCGCCCCACATGCTCATATCGCGAAGAGGGCTGATCGGCTCCCTGGCAAGCTTGCTTGCCGCTCCGGCTATCGTGCGGGCTTCTAGCCTGATGCCGGTGAAGGCGTGGACGCTAGACGGTCCGCTGACCGCCTACGAGGCGGCCTACCGCCGCGCTCTATTCTGGGACAGCTTCGACAGCCCTAGCGCACTCAGCGCTACTGAACCCTACCCCGGCTGGCGCTTCCGCTTCGATCCGAGCGGCATCGTGTTTCACGAGCCAGATCCGGACGCAGCCAACGCAGCATAGTCGCGCCGCAGCCGCTCCAAGTCCTCCGCCGCCATCCCGTTCTCGACAAACCACGCCTCACCCCACGCCGGCGCCCAGACGTAGCGCTCCTGCGGGGCGACCGGAATCTGCTTGATCCCAAGAGCGAGCGCGCAGGCGACGCGATGGCTGCCGTCGAGCAGTTCTCCATTCTGATCGATAGGAACGGCGAAGCCGGGAACGAAGCCGCGGCAAGCCATCGACGAAGACAAGGCAATCGCAGCAGTGCGGTAGTCGTCGTGGCTACGCTTCCACCTGTCTGTGGCAAGTCCGGCCTTCATGCGGGGACCTGACCGCATGTCTATGTGCCACGTATAGATGCGGACAGCGTCTTCGTCGCCGCCGCGCGAAAGATGACGAAACAATCTCCATTTGACTGCCAAGTCGAGTCGTCGTGGAGTGACCAAAGTCTTGGTCTCGATATGCCAGCGGTGGCAACTTCCTAACGCGGACGGCAGAGCATCACACTCCAACATCTTCACGTCAGGACTCCTTCAGCAAGCGCTTGTTGCCCCAAGCGGGCAATGTTGATAGCAGCGTTTACGTCCCGGTCGTGAACCGCTCCGCAATCGCTGCACACCCATCGCCTTACTTCAAGGTCTGCGATACCTGCCGGCCTCCCCTGTGGTTTTGACCCACAAGAGGAGCAGACCTGAGTCGTCCAGGCTTCAGGGACATCGACATACACGGCCCCGCGCGCTATCGCTTTATACCGGAGCATGTTCCGAAATAGTCCCCAGCTGGCATCAGTCGCCGACTTGCCGTTTACCTGATGCTGCCAGCTAGCCGATACGTTACCTACCATGATTACCCCGAAGCGGTCGGCGAGCTTCGTTGTTTCCTTCTGTAGAAAGTCTTTCCGCGCATTTGCAATCTTAGCGTTGATCGTCCGCACCAGACGCACCTTGTTGGCGCGCTGAGCCTGCGCGAGCCTTGTCTCAAGCTCGCGAAACGCTCGCGGGTGGGTGATCTTCTCTCCTGTTGAAAGTGTTGCGAGCGCTTTCAATCCGAGATCAATACCAATCTTTGCAGTACAGCCACGTGGTCGTACCGGAATCTCCACTACGAGATTACAGTACCAACGCCCGCGGGCATCCTGGCCGAACGAACCTGTTTTGATCTCGCCATCAACAGCCCGATGTCGCCAAAGCCTAATCGTTCGGCCATTGAACCGAACGACTGCGTCGTGGACGCGAATGGTCTGGTTTTTGAATGGCACCCAACCAAGAGACCGCCTGCCGCGCCACCTGAGCTTGGGCTTTCGCGTACAGTAGCGTCTCTCCAGATATTCTTCGCACACCCCTTGTACCGTTTGGGCTGGAATCATCAGCCCTTTGCTCGCCCCCTTGGTGGATGCTTGGAAAGCGGCTGCATTAGGCCAGCGCTGATTGCGATCCAGAGCGTGAATCTGCATCGCATTGCAATGGTTCCAAACATGATTGACTGCCCGCGCTGCTGCGCTGAGATGCTTGCCCGACGCACTGTCCTTCACGCGAAAGCGGAAGGTTTTGAGGAAAGTCTCAGTGCGATCGGTGAAAAGGCCGCGCCCTCGACGCCGCTTGCCGCAGACCTCGGCGGAGCATATGCGTGGGGAAGCCATCTGAACCTCTGACACAGGTTTGGCTGGTTAGAACGCGTTGGGTGTTTCCGCACCCAACGCGTTCGCCCTTATAGCCTAACTTCTGCGGCACCGCGAGCACAAAAATCGAGCAGATGACCCCTAGCGGCTTCGATAGACTGGTGCTGGACGTCGATCTCGACCACGGCGATTGCGCGTTCATACATCACCTCTTTTGCAATCGTGATCGAGGGCAGCATGAGGGGGACTTGACGCGATCTGTTTTCATGCGCCGT